CCCCTCCACCGTATAAATACGGACTAAGACATTCTAACGAATGCCAAAGATGTAGACTCTGCTCTTAAAGTATCCTTTATGCCCTCGTCGAACCGTAATATCGAAGGGGTCATCAACCGATGCCCTCACGTAAGCGGTATAGGCGGGAACAAACCTGTCATTAGGTAGATTTTCTACATAATGGCGAGGCTTTAAGGTATACGTGTCGAAGAAAAAGCCACCGTAGCCACCTCTAATAAGCTTCCTTGTCCTGTAAAGATAAGGAAACGGATTTGAGACAACTAGGTGTCCATCGCCGTATCCATCGGGACCATAAAGAAATTCATGGTCTCTGTGAATAGACGACTCGACTTCGAGAGAGCGCCCTTCTCTAAAACACCAGTTATGGAGTCCATAGAGAGTTCGAGAAGAAAAGGATTCCTTCTTGAACCAGGGGCGAACAGAGTTTCCTTTATGATAGTCACCACCACAAGATTCGCGAAAATTGCCTTTAAGAAAACTCTTATCGGTATTAACGACGAACCCACAATATTCGAGGACTTCGATAAGCAAGGGACCGACGCAAGCCGGAACTATGATATCATCGCCCACGGTATGATGGAGGTGCTTTTCATAAACACCAATGGTTTCAGCACATGCAAGACCGAGACAATGAAAAATTAATGTCTCGAGTTCGAAGGTGAAGCCATTTCCCATACTCGAAAACTTTTCGAGTATGAGATTCTTACCCTCAAAGATAGCGGTATCGCTTCTCAAGACATCGAGAAGGCGAAACCAATCGAGGGGTAGGAGGTGTGCTACAAGATTGTATGCTATCGTATCAGACGCCATACTAAGATCGATAGTAGCGATCGATTGATCGATACTACCTTTTCTAGCAAGACGCTGGTTGATAGTCTTACCATCGCGTAGGTTAACACCGACGCGATAGAGACGGTTCCTGATATAGCGACCCACAGCGCCTTGAAAGAAAGCGTTGAGGGACGGTTCTACGCAGATACCGCGGTCAGTCTTGTAGTTTTTTGGAACGGTTCCGAATTTCGACGGACTCTCTGAGATGGTTAAGGATTTAAACCATTCAGGGACCGTTCTGCTAAAAAAGGGCAGATAAGGATACAGGGAACCACTACAACTTTGCGCGGGGGACAACTTCCGTTGAACGGATGCGTCCCTCGCTCCACAGCTTACTGTAGCACCCGGCCCAAAAGAGAAGTCGAGGGCTTCGGGACTCGGCAGAGATCCAAGAACGGACGCGATTTTTCTTTGACAGACATAAAGTATGTTGTCAAACCTACCCATCTGGGCAGGCGCGAACGGACTAAATCTCTGATTCGTCCTGAAACATCGATTCTCTGCTTCAATAAAAGAGGCTTCGCAAGCCTTCCTACGGGACTGGTCTGAATAACCAGCGAGACTCAGATCTTTATTTTTCGAATAAAGAGCCCGAGCTTGAGAGAGCCGATATAGACTATCCGCGTCATCTCCGTTACGGAGGGCGCAGAGGTCTTTGTCAGCCCCTCCACCGAGGAAGTAAGCGTGGTCCTCATTAAATTGAAGCTGGGACAGAAGATCGAGAGTGATATACTCGTCTCTCGACCGTGAGTACACGGTCGTCCACATGGAGGCCTCCGCATTAGTAGGGGGTAACCATCTGGGTGAAGAGCTGCGTGATTGGCGCGGTACTGGAGTTCCACGTACCGGCGACTGCGGAATTCGCGAGAGTTCCGGTGTCGACAGTAGAGGTGGCGCCCTGAACCAGACCAACAAGCAGCCTGACGAGATTGGCACGATCCGAGGAAGACGAGCGTTGAGACGCGAACATCGTAAAGATGCCGGTTACAACGTAAGCTACCTTGGGAGCGGCCAGGTAACCGGAGGAATCTCCGGAGTCACTCTGAGCTTCCATTACGGGAACTTCAACCTTCGCGGTGACCTTAAAGTCGCCGGACTTCAGCGTCTGTACCGAAACGGACAGGCGCGGTTGACCGGAGACAGAGAGGCCGGCGGTATTGCAACGCCAGACCGGATTCCCATCGGAATCTTTTCCGATAGGGATGAAAGTCCAGGCGGTGGCAGTATCGTCCTTCGCGATGATGTTTGTGACAGCGGCCATTGTTGGCCTCCTTCATAAAAGGTTAGAATTTCTGTCTCGCAAGAGACAGGGATGTGAAAACCTTACTTGCTAGGCTCTTACCAGGTAATTCAAAACTGGGAAGAGCCGGATAGCTGGTAGTCGAAAAGCGACCAGAAGCGAAGCAAGTACCCACGCAAGAAGCGGGATACTGCCAAGCCCAAGGTCCCTCGTTGATTTCCCAGCTAACTTTGCCTTTGTTAATCGCGAGGTAAGAGCACTGCACCGTTGGTGTTAAAAACGGTAGAGTCTCAAGAACCTCGAGATAATTACCGATTGGAAAAAACCAATCGATAACAAAGGACCAAGGAAGGAGCTCCCAGGCAACACTCGCTGGACTTAAAAGACCCAGTGAGCGCGGAGTAGAGATATCCTCAGTCAGGTAGGCGAACAAGGAAGCGTTGCATTTATGAACGCCCTTATGAGTCCAGCCACTTACATTAGAAGCCAGCTGCCCCCTATCAAAGGAGCGACTAACTTTGAATTGTAGGCGACGAGGACGATCAGTGATAGCGGCGGCACTTTCTGCCGCATCTTTCACATCGCCTAGCAATGGGACCCAGCCAAAGTGATATGCGAGCCAAGTATCGGCTGCATTAGCACCAGGTCTTGGAGCAGGACCGAGATGACGACCTCTTTTAGAGTTCATCTTCTTGAGAGCCTTCCAAGCACCAGCAGGGTTCCCGTGACGAAGTTGACTCGCAGCCGACGCAAGGCCGGCGGCCGTGTCAACAACCATCTCAGCCGTTTGGTTCCACTGTCCCAAAAAGGTCCCCAAATTAAATTGGTGACCCTTAATCTTACGACAAAGCATGAGTTTTAAAACCTCTAGCTCTGAAGACAAGATTGAGTCAGGGAGATTAAGCTGCCCATGAATGATATCGCCAGCTTTATCGGGCGATTTCCTCCACGTGCAGCCGTAACAGCTGTACTGGTTCCATCGGATATGACCGTTAACGATAACTTTGCCGTCGGCGCCGCTCCAAGTCTTTGTAGAATACAAAGGTTTGAAGGCGTCACCAAAAGTATAGTTACCAGTAGTCATAGAAATCCTCCGTGGACGTCTTGCTGCAAAGCAAGTCAGGTTAACGAAAGAGCC